CTAATCATGAAGGACATGCCAGCCAGAGTATGGCATCCTAAATATAAATACAATAGACAAATGTTCCGTATTGTCAAGAGGGATCAGTTACCACAAGACAATACTTATAGAGATTGCTGGAGATTAGCATAATGTCAGAAGTTAAAACATATGTGGTTGTTGACGGTCAGACCCTTGATACCGCACAGTATTCATTCCCACAGAACCGTTATTTCAGTGACGCATGGGCCTTGTCAGAGGACGAGAACCATAACCAGATTGTTGTCATCGATGTTGAAAAGGCCAAAGAGGTCTGGAAGCGTCGTATGAGAGAAGCAAGATCACCTCTCATGACCAAGCTGGATGCAGATTACTTTAGAGCCTTGGAAACACAGGACACAGCCAAGGCTACCGAGATTGCTACTAAGAAGCAGCTACTAAGAGACGTTACCAAACTACCTGAGTTACTTAATGCAACTACAGTGGAAGAGATTGAAGCAGTTTGGCCCGACTATCTAAAGGGATAAAATGGCATTAACATTTCCATCGTCACCAGTTGACGGTCAGTTATACATCGATTCCGGAACTGGTAATCGATACATCTATGACTCCGGTAAGGGGTTGTGGAAGTATGCGTCTAACAACGTTGGTATGACTGTTGGTACCGCACCACCACCATCAGCCTCCGTCGCTCCTGGTGCTATGTGGTACAACACCAATACTGGTAGAACATTCATACTATATGACGATGGTGATTCCAGACAGTGGGTAGAAAACGTTCCTGCGGTTGGTTCGTTTGATAGTTCAACCGTAGCTGGTTATGCGAACGCTGCTTCTATTCTGGCGGTTGCTCCTGCTTTCAATAAGGCTAATACTGCTCTTGCTAACACAAGTGGTGTTTGGTTCGGCGGCAATTTATCTGTATCCGGTACATTTGGTGTGGGTACATCAACTGCATATGGTAAGTTTAATGTAGTCGGTGGTAGATCGTTTCAAATTGCCAATAATGAAGTATATGCATTAGGTCTTGGATATCATTCGTCAACTGGTGGATACTATTATCTTGGTGCATCTAATAGTTCTACACCTGATTTGATTTTCAGTCAAGTCGGTGGTTCAGAACGTATGCGACTAACTAATGCTGGTGATCTTGGTATCGGTACCAATTCTCCACAGTATAAACTAGATGTTGTAGGTAAAGGTAGAATAGGATTTGAAGTATCGCAAGGTAATCCAAATAGCACCGATATTACAGCCAATGCTCATACGCTATTAAGTGGCACAGGAGGAAACTTTCTTGCTATTGGTCAGTATCCCGGTACATTTTCACAATGGATTCAGTCATCATTTTCCAATCCATCTACAGCAACTTATAGTCTAATACTGAATCCTCTTGGTGGTAATGTTGGTATTGGTACATCATCACCTACAGGAAGATTAGATGTTGCTTCTCGTGGTATTACTAAGGGTTCTATGCCTGCTGGTTCAATTCTACAGGTGGTGTCTGCTAGAAACGGAGACTTTTTTAGCACAACATCTACATCATGGGTAGACATCACTGGTTTATCAGTCAACATAACACCCACATCATCAACAAGTAAAGTTTTTGTTATGGTTTCGTTCGGTAGAGCAACTACCAGTGCATATAACCTTGACTACGCATGTAGTATTAGAGTTTTGGCCAACGGATCAGATGCACTAAACATCAACGGTAATAGTAGTGGTAGCAGAGAAAAAGTTGCTATGGTTATTAACGGACTGGCATTTAATGCTGATCATTCTCCAGGAGGATTCGGTTGTTCCGGATTAGAATCTCCCGGAACAACTTCTACGGTGACATATAAGGTACAAGTAAGAGTTCAATCTCCTGCGTTCAACATGAATGGCAGCCCTAACAATGCAGACAGTGGATCAACATATCACGGTAGAAGCGCATCATCAATTACTGTATGGGAGATAGCACAGTAATGGCTCTTAACTTTCCTAACTCACCTGCTGACGGCGAACTTTATACAGATACCACATCTGGCAATCGCTGGGTGTGGGATAATGCTAATACTGTCTGGAAGTCTACATCAACATTCACACAGACAATCACTGTGTCATCTACACAGCCTGGTTCTCCTGTAGTTGGACAGCTATGGTGGAGTAAGGATTACGGTCGTCTCTTTGTATATTATGATGACGGCAACTCTCAACAGTGGGTTGAAGCAAATCCAGCCGATCAGACGGCTGGCTTGGTATTCAATACTGCTAACGCAGCTTTTGGTAAAGCCAACAATGCGCTTGCCAATGCATCTGGAGTTGTATTTAATGGATTATTAACAACATCAGGTAAACTAACGGCAAGTGGTTTGCAAATATCAGGTAATGTTGCGCCAGCCACAGGAGCATCGCCTGGTATATATTCATATGAATATCCTTATGTTCGTCAATATGTCGGCGACGGAACAGGATATTCATTTGCTCTAAGTAAAAAGACCTCAGGTGGTGTGCTTACAGATATGGTAGTTCTAAATGATATTACCGGTTATCTTGGTGTAGGTACTACATCACCATCATATTTGATGCATGTCGCCAACGGAAACTTTGCTGTCACATCATCAACTGGTGCTGGTCAAATCCAAATCACCGACGACTCGGATTCTGGTAGAGGTCTTTTATTAAAGTCAAATCATAGTGGTACAAGCAATACATATGTCGGTACCAATTCATCGATTAAAAATATTATATTTGGTATCGATCAGATCGAACGTATGCGTCTTGATACTTCTGGTAGACATACAAGACCGTTTCAACCATGTTGGGTTGGTACAACAGGAACGTTTTCTGGTACTGTAACAGGTTCACCTAATCATGTTTCAGGAATTAATTATTCTGGTTCAGGTTTACCAAATGGAACATTGGTCAATGTTGGTTCTATTTGGAACACAACAACAGGTCGTGTCACTATTCCTGTTACAGGTTACTACCAGATTAATATTATCGGTCATAAAGATACTAACACCGTAGCACGAGACGCCATTGCCACTTTAAGCGTCAATGGTGGATACTACGAAGCTGTAGAACTTTATGGTAACTATCAAGATGGTGGAGGTTCTATTATATTGTATCTATCAGCAAATGATTGGGTTGAAGCTGGTAGAAACAATGGATTTGCTAACATGAGTAGAGTAACATTCTCTGGATATCTATTAGGATAAAGGAAAGACATGAAATATACAGTAGACTACACCGAAACAGAAGATAAGGCCATGCAGTATGTTGCCGCTTCCGTTGATGATTGGATTCAGAATGCCGCTCATGAAAGAGCCCGCATTGCTATTGACGAAATCGTAAAGATAGCGGTTGAAAAGTTCTTGGAGAATGGTCAGACCATTCCTGGTTCTAAAGACGAAATTGTAGCCGCTGCATTTGCTAACGGTTGGGTTAAAACCGTAGCACAGCGTAATGAAGAAGCATTATTAACACCAATTGGATAAGGAAATTAGATGCCTTCGTTAGACTTTCCATCTAACCCAGTAGATCAACAGCAATATACACTTAACGGTATTGTCTATTACTACAATGCCTCTATTGGTGCTTGGTTGACTGTTCTTACATCAAAATTATCTGACACATCATCTAATACACAGGTGATGTTTAATGATGATGGAATTTCTAATGGTTCACCTGGTTTGGTTTATAATAAGGTAGCAAACACTCTTACAGTTAGAAATATAATATCAACTGGTAATGTAGGTATTGGCACCACTTCACCTACATCTAAATTGGACGTTGACGGCGCTATCAATACTTCAAGTACCGTCACATTGGCCGCTGTTCCAAACTACAGAAATACACCAAACATCGCTAGTAATTACACTATCTCTAATACATACAATGAAATGAGTATCGGTCCTATAAATATCAATAACGGAGTCACTGTGACAGTGGACAATAACGCAAGCTGGGTGATCGTATGAGTACCTTAACAGTTCAAAATCTTAGAGGTGTTACACCAACTAATCTGATTACCGTAGCATCTGGACATAAAGTTTATGCTCCAGGACATGTTGTTCAGGTTCAAAGCACGACAAAGACAGATACTTGGACAGCAAGTATGGCAGCTGGTACATGGACTGATGTTACAGGTTTATCGGCTAGCATAACTCCTATGTATTCTACCAGCAAAATTTTAGTTTTTGGTACAATGTATGGTAATGGTACTGCTACCGTTACTCAAATCTATTTTAGAATAATGCGTGATTCAACACCAATAGGCATAGGTGACGCCGCTGGTAGCAGGTATAGATATACAGGAAGAGGATACTATGAAAGCGGTAACCTTTTTGTATCTTTACCATTTTCTACCATAGATAGTCCAGCATCAACATCGACTATAACATATAAGATACAAGCAACGACAGAAGCTACATCCAGTTTATATGTAAATAGAACACAGACGGATACTGACAACACTGCCTTATATTTTGGAAGAGCGGCATCAAATATTACAGTTATGGAGATTGCTCAATGAGTACCTTACGAGTTGATAATCTCAATAGTAGAACAACTAATAAGATTACTGTTCCTACTGGTACCTCACTATATGCACCTGGTCATATCGTGCAAGTTAGAACAGTAACCTCCGGTTTTACAAATCAGACCATCAATTCCGCAACACCTGTAGCACTTACTGGTATGTCTGTAACTATCACTCCAGTATATGCCACAAGTAAAATTTTAATTCAGGCAGCTATATCAGGATCATGGACATATGTGGCCAGTGCCCATGTGTATAGAAACGGCTCGGATATGATTGCAAATCATGGTGGTAACAATCAGACTGGCGGTGGAACGGCTTTATATACAACTTACTTTCCATTTCCGACCGATAGCACGGCAGATAGTATTAGAATTTATCCTTTGCTATATGAGGATTCACCTGCAACAACATCATCAACGACATATGCAATATACGTCAATGCTGGTTGGTCAGGCGGTACAAACGCTTTCTATTTCAATAATAGAGCAGGACTAGATATGTTGAGTTCTAGTTATATGACGGTTATGGAGATTGCACAGTAATGCCCGGTATTCTAAGAGTAGATCAAGCGAATGTAGATTTTATCTACGCCAAAACAACTGGCGGAACAGTTTATGTTCCCGGTCACATCATTCAGGTTGTGAATACATATTACAAAACACCAACTTCTTTTTCTGTTCCTACTTCTTCAAGCACATATACGGATGTTCCAGGTATAGTTGCAACAATTACACCAAAAAGCACAAGTAGTAAAATATATATGACAGTCAGATGGTTTGGTGAATTTACCCCTCAAACTATGGCCTATGAGGTAATGTTTAATATAAAAAGAAATACCAGTCTGATAGGACAACCAGATGCTCATGGCACTGTTCCTATTGGTATTCATTCAGCAGCAATATCATATTGGGCTAATGATGGTGACAGCACACCGGAAACTTGCTTTTTTGATTATTATGACAGTCCAGCGTCAACATCATCCTTAACATATCAAGTATGTGTCACAGCCAGCACTGGAGGCACTATGTTTATAAACCGTTGTGTTAATGCTAGTAGTTCTGGTGGTTATGAAAGAGGCACAAGTTCAATCACATTATTTGAAATAGCAGGATAAGAGGAAACTATGAGAGACTTAACAAAAGCAATTATTTCACTATACCCAGGAGCCCAGTGGGTTCTAAATGGAGATGACTATTCCGGTTTAGATTGGTTGCCAGGAAACACTGTTCCGAAGCCAACTCTAGAGGAACTGGAGACAGAGTGTGATCGACTACAGGCTGAATGGGAAGCAAAGCAGTATCAGAGAGACCGTGCCAAAGAATATCCATCACTGACTGACCAAATGGATATGCAGTATTGGGACAAGATCAACGGTACCACGACATGGGCAGACGCCATTCAAGCGGTTAAAGATAAATACCCAAAACCGTAATATAAATAGGATACTATGCCATTAAATTTTCCGTCATCACCAGTAGATAAGCAGGTATACGTTTACGCATCGACAGGTGCCCAATACGTTTATGATGCTGCTAACACCAGATGGACCACCAACACATTCATTTCAAATGTGGTGAGTGGATATTATGGTTCTGCCTATGATACAGCCAATGCGGCTTTCGATACCGCTAACAATGCTCTACCTAACGTTAGTAATGCAGTATTCAATGGCAATCTAAGAGTTACTGGTAATCTGCTAATCGGTACCAATACTGTAACGATTAGAGACAATCATATCATATCAGCCGAATACTTCCGTATGAACACAGCCAATCACATGGTCGTGATTCCCGACGGCAATAGAGTAAATACACTATACACACTGGTCAATACCTCTTATGATTCCGCTAACAGCATTGCCAGCGGTTCAATAACAATCAATAACATTTCATTGTCCGGTAACATCAATCCAGGCACCGTTAGTGTTGTATCACAGACCTTGACTGATTCCGCCAATATCTCATGGAACATGGCAACGGCAGCCGTGGCTTCTGTTACATTAGGCGGTAACAGATATATGGACACACCAACCAATCTCAAAGTCGGCACCCTCGTTCTACATGTCAATCAAGATAGCACTGGCGGTAGAACACTGACTTGGAGTCCAGTATTCAAATGGCCAGCCGGTGTAGCACCAGTATTGACTTCAACCGGTAGCAGAAAAGATATCTTCTCATTCATTTGTGACGGAACAAATCTATATGGTTCATACTTACCAGATGTAAGATAAATACTCAAAACATAAGGTAACGAAATGTCACTTAACAAACCTGCTAACAAAGAAGAATTGAAAGAGTTTTGCCTAAGACAGTTGGGCTACCCTGTCATCCAGATTAACGTGGATGATGAGCAGGTTAATGACGCCGTTGAACTGGCATTTGAGTATTGGAACGAGTTTCACTTTAATGGTACCGAGCGTACCTATGTCAAGCACCAGATTACCACACAAGATCAGGCTAACCGTTATATTACAGTTTCAGAAAATCTAATCGGAGCAACCAGAGTATTCAAGGTCGGTCAGAATAAGATGGCCATGAATATGTTCGATCTTCGTTATCAGCTACGTTTGAACGATCTATGGGATCTTTCATCAACCTCATATGTTAACTACTCTCTAACAATGCAGCATTTGGCTACATTGGATCTAATCTTTACCGGTGAGACTCCAATCCGTTTCAATAGACTTACCGATAAGCTATACATTGACTGGGACTGGAACACAGACGTTCAAGCCGCCGAGTTTATTATTGTAGAAGGCTTCGTTGTTACCGATCCTGACACATACACCAGAGTATGGAATGATCGACTTTTGAAAAAGTTAGCTACCGCTTACATACGCAAGCAATGGGGACAAAATATGTCGAAATTTGACAAAATGCAACTTCCTGGTGGAGTTACTATGCGAGGTGTAGATATCTATAATGAGGGTATGAGTGATATTGAAAAAACAGAACAAGAAATAAGGAATACTTACGAGGCGCCGCCATCGTTCCTCGTCGGATGATAACCTACAAAGATATGTGGAGGAAGTAACTTTACTAAATAGTTATATCCAATAGGAGGATATAATATGACAATTTATCATAAACACCACATCATACCTAAACATATGGGTGGATCAGATGAACCGTCTAATCTGATTGAATTGACCGTAGAGGAACACGCCGAGGCACATAGAAAACTTTATGAAGAACACGGAAACGAGTATGACAAAATTGCCTGGTTAAGTTTGACAAAGCAGATAGATAACGCAGAAGCAAGAATAATGTCAGTGATAGAGTGGAATAAGAATAGAGTCATATCAGACGAAACAAAAGAAAAAATGTCTAATAGTATGAGACAATACTATTCTGACCCTGAAAATAGAAAAAAGTCGTCAGTGGCAACAAAAGCTGGTATGAAAGTTTGGTGGGATAACCTATCAGAAGAAGAAAGACAAGACTGGATTTCAAGTTGTCATAAACGTCCTGAAGGATGGACAGCTCCAAGCGGATGGACCCTGTCAGACGAAACAAGAAATAGGATGAAAGGACCTAGAGATCCGTATGGTCCTCAGTCTACAGAACATAAAAATAATATAAGCAAAAATCGTAAAGGTAAAGGAACAGGCGAAGAAAACGCAATGTCTAAAGAAGAAAATAGAAAAAAAGTAGCCCAATCAAAGGTAGGTAGAAAGCGTGTCTATCAGCCTGACGGATCATTTAAGTATCTATTTCCTAGCGAAATAGGAGGCTAACATCGCCATAAACAGATATTTTCAAAATTTTCCAGGTAAAAATCGCTTTAACAATGAGCATCATCTCATGGAAGATGTTATTGTCGAATCCATTGAAATAATGGGGCATTCCGTCTATTATATTCCCAGAGAGTCATTTGACGAAGGTGATATGATCTTTGGTGAGTATGCCAAGTCAAAATTTGAAAAGGCATATTCAATCGAGGCTTATCTTGCTAACGTCGAAGGCTTTGAAGGCGATGGTGACTTTTTCTCCAAGTTTGGTTTAGAGATTAGAGATACCTCAAACTTTGTTATCTCTCGCCGTTCATTTGCTCGTGGTCTTCCTACCGTATTGCGTGTCAGACCACAAGAAGGTGACCTGATTTATGTTCCGCTAATGCATCGTATGTTTGAAATCAAGTTCATTGAAAAGAAGCTAATGTTCTACTCTCTAGGCAATAGAGAGCCATACATTTACGAAATGCGTTGCGAACTATTCCGCTTCTCAGAAGATGCCATTGATACTGGTGTTAAGGAGATTGATCAGATTGAGGAAGAAAACAGTTATACTCTAAGACTAAATCTGGCTACATCCGGTGTTGGTAACTTTAAAGACGGTGAGATTGTTTACCAGAGTACCGACGGAACATGGGCAAACAATACTGCATATGCCGAACTTGGTGAGTGGTATAAGGCCAACGGTACTATGTTCATTTACGGTATCACCGGTAACTTTACCGCCAACGCCGTATATGGTAACACCTCTCTCGCACAGTTCACAGTCAATAGTGTATCAGATGAAAAGAATGATTATGTTAAATTTGATATCTTTGACAACAAAGACTTTGACACTGGCGCAGATTTGATCCTTGATCTATCTGAAACTAATCCGTTTGGAACACCTTAATGCTCGGTAACGCACACTATTATCATCAACTAACCAAGAAAGCAGTCATCCTTTTCGGAAGACTGTTTGATGATATCTCTATCATTAGAAAGAATGATCAGACCGGTGCAGAGGTCAACCGATTCCTCGTGCCTATCATCTACTCACCAAAAGAGAAGATGATAACTCGTGTCTTTTCTGATCCAGACCTAACAAGACAGCTTCAAGCTATTCTACCACGTATGGGATTTGAAATCTCTGGTATTACCTATGATGCCTCTAGAAAACAGAATAGTCTACTGAAAGCATCAAAGCCAATTACCGGTGGCACAACCGCATCTTCCGCTTATATGGGTGCTCCATACGATCTAAACTTCCAGCTAACTGTTTATGCTCGTAACATCGACGATGG